GAGATACTCTTTGAGGTCTGCGACGGTTGCGTAAGCCATTATGCGACCTCGTACTGGACAAAGACCAGGCCGCGCTCGGCGTAGTGCCTGGCGCGCTCCAATTCCCATGGGACCACGTCGCCAGGCTGATAGCTGCGGTCGGTTAGCGCGTCGGCAAAATGCACGATTGCAATAGCCTTAAATACCGGGGGCGCTGGCGGGGTGACCACTGCGGGAACCACGGGGGTAGGTTGGGGATTCTGGCGCTTTGCCATGGCGGTGCCTTTCCTGTGGAAAACCGGGGGATGGCGCGGTCAGAGTGAGCCCGCGCCATCTCGTGCGGGTGGGGATGGTCTTAGACGATGATCTCGGCGACCGAGGCCAGGTCGTTATCAGACGCGGGTGAAAACCGGGCGTTGCCACCCAGGCCGATCACGACAATCTGACCACCTGCGGCACCGTCGGCGCCAACCACACGCGGGCGCACATAGCGATAGCCGGCGCTGAGCTCTTCAGCGGCAACTTCGATAATGGCCTGTTTGTTGTCGTCGGTTGCGGTGAACTGGGTGATCGCCTTGCCGGTGATGGCGGCCTCACCCGTGCCGCCCGTATCCTGGGCCTCACGTAGTGAGAAATCAAGCACGGCATCGATAGCGCCGACGGCAAAGACAAACATGACCCGGCGGAATTTGGACATATCGACATAGTCGCCGTTGGCGGTCGCATTATCCAGTAACTGGGGATCGATGGTCGAGACGACGGCGAGCCCTTCGGAAAGCTGCTCAGTGTAGTTCACTGGGGGACTCCTTTATGAGGGGTGCGGTGTAGACGTTTGCGCGCAAACGTCTACACCGAGAGGATAGACAACGGGAGGACTTAGGACAGATAGACGAATGGGCTAACCGTGTTGACACCGTCGGCCAGGTAGACCGGGGCATTCAACCAAGGCTGACCATCCATGCGGTACTGGAAGCGCCATACAATTTGGCCCGAGGTGAACGCGGCGTGCTCGCTCATAGAGATTGCCAGATCCTGGCGATCGCCGATGACATAGTGCGAGAAGTCGCAGAGCCCGACGTCGCCGGCGCTACCAGGCGCGGCCATGCTATCGCTGAACACGACCGGGATACCGAGCAGGCTTAGAGGCGGCGCAGCGGTCAGGTTGGGCATATAGGTAACCTGGGTTGTGCCTGAGAGTGCCAGGTCGATCAGGTCTGACTCGATGAATGGGTGCATGACCCATACGGCCCGCTTTGAGGAGCTGCGCAGCAGCCGCTTTTTCATCGCTTTGGCGTCGGCCAGCTCAAAGCTGTTGCCGCCGCCGGTGCGGGCGACCGAGATCGCGGCCGGGTTTTGCGCGCCAATCGCGCCGAGAGGTTTGCCGACGCCGTTGCCACGCAGACATGCATAGTCGGTCGTCCAAAGAACGGCGCCGCCGAACAGCTTCTTAAGCAGCGCCTCTAGCCCCTGGGCGCTATCGGCGAGCAGTGCATTGCTGGCATAGGTGTGCCCGGTCAGCTCGTGCGCCGTGAGTTGCAGCGAGCGGAACTTCGGATCGGTTGCGGTAGACGTGCCGCCCTCTTCGGTCCAGCGGGCTGTCACACCTGCATAGAGCCCGCTATTGGTGCCAGCGGTTGGTGCGGCCGACTGGTCAAGCGCGGGGATCTCGAGCGTCTTTGTGGTCATGGGCTGGACGTAGGCGCGCGGTCGCACGATTACATCTTCACCCTCAATCGACAAGAGGTCGTTCCGGAATTCCTTCGGCACGGTATATCCGCCGGCGGTGCCATCGTTCTCAGACAGCGCTTTCGTGCTGCCGTAGTGCTCGGTGAGGCGCTTGTGGTCGCTGCGCTTGACCGCGACCAGGTAATCGGCAAAGCTCTTAATGTTCTTATCGGCCGTGCCACCGTCAGGGCTGACAAAGCCGGCATTGCGAATGGATGGCTCAGTCTCGAAGCGCGAAAGAAGCGCGGTGATGGCGTCGAGCTGGCCCTTTAGGCCAGCGATTTCTGCGGTCTGATTGTCTACTGCTGACATGGGGGTGGACTCCTTTTCAGGGGTAGAAATGATGATGGAAGGGGACGCCGTCTTGATTGGCTCTGGCGCCACGACTCCTGCAGCCTCGCCGGCCGCCTGTGGGGTCGCCTCTGGCGCCGGCGAGACCGTGCCGGCGATATAGGACTTCATCGGGAGCACGCTGGTGCGTGGCTCCATGGGGGTTGGTGTGATACTGGCATCTAGGCCGAGGGGCCAGTGGGTGATGCGGTAGGCTTTTCCTTCACGTACTCGCTCGACCAGGTGGGACGCGGTGCCACTAGATAGGCCGGCTTTGCCAGCACAGACGAGATCGGTATAGATGGCCTTCTCATAGTCGTCGCGGCGCTCTAATTGGGCCTCGAGCCACACGCCGACCTTGTCTTTTTTGAGGGTGCCCTTGCCGACCTTACGACGGCCAAGCTCAGAGTCGAGGCCGTGGTCATAGTAGAGTGTGGTTTTCTGGCCATCCTCAATATCGAAATCAGTCTCGGCGGTAAAAAAGTCGCCTGCAAGATCGGGATCGTCGGCAGTGCTAAACCGCACGAGGTAGCCCTCGACACGTCCGTCGCCTACGCTCTTGAGTGCGCCGCCATATGCGATTAATACCTGCTCCTGCAGGGCTTTGGCGGCCCATGCTTGCTCGACGCGCTGCCAGTTTGTATACTCGGCAACCTCGATACCTTCGTCGGTCAGTGCGTAATCAACTCGATAGTATTGCCCTGGTTGCTTGCCGCGCACGATGGCATAGCCGTCGTATACGAGCTCGACGTAGCAGTCGTACCATTCATCGGTCGGCATACGACCGTTGGCGACGCGATAGATCGCGGTCCGCACGGCGTCGACTCGCTCATTCAGTGATAAAGCCTTGGCGTTGCTCATTGAGATACTCCTAGTGCGTGGCTGATAGCGGCCTCGCTGATGTCGGCGATTGTGCCGTCCTGCTCCATCTCCTCGACCACGCCCTCGTCAGTTTTCCAGCCCGTGCGCTCGTGGACTCCCGCCTGTTGGTCCTGGCTTTGCACGAGACCTGAGTAGCTCGCTTTATTGGCGAGTATCACGGCGTTGCCGCGCTCGACAATCCCCCAGCTGCGGCCGAGGTTTTCAGAGGTCTTAATCCCGCTGATTGAGCCGTCTTTGTTTTGCCGGCGGGTACCATAGCCGCGCTCGTACCAGGTGTTGCCGTTGCGTGGCGGGGCCGATGGATAGGGAGCAATGCGATCCTGGGCTTCCTGGGCGATGGCGAGCGCCGCCGCCTTTTGGGCCTGGTCGAGGTCGGGGTTTAAGAGACGCTGGGCCTCGTCGAAGCCGCGTAGTTCAATCTCAGCCATTCGCGCGCCGCCTTCGGAGGGTAACCGCGCAGCGGCAGCGGGTGTGCCATGGCGGGCCGGCGTTGTCGGGCCAATCCGACTCAGGCTTGCCATTGAGCGGGCCACAGATCAGACAGACCGAGTCGTCGGCGTTGGTGCGATTAACACGCTCCATCTCAATGCCAGCGTCGGCCAGTACCTGCTGGTAGTGCGCGGCGCCCTGAGCAGCTGCTCGGGTCGTCTCGGTAATCGCGATCGCCTCGGCGCGGGCCTCGCCAAACGCGGGGCGTAACAGCCGCTCGACCTGCTCGCGGGTCATACCGGGCGTGCTGGTGAACTGGCTTATAGCATTCTGGATAACCTTCTCAGTCGTCGCGTTGACGCCTTTCACCAGGTTATAGGTATAGTCTTTTGCCCAGTCGGCCGCGGCGCTCTGGAAGTCGGCGGGGTCGAAGTCGGGGCCGATCGCCTCGGCGTAGCTCGTCGCCTGGGTAACCATGTGATCAACTATCGTGGGCAAGAGGACCGCGCGTAGGTCGGCGTCGAGCTGGTCGAGCGAGTATTGCTCGCCGGCGAGCACGGCCTGCAGGTAGCGGCCATCATGCTTTTTAAGGACTTTGAGCAGCGCGTCGTAAAGCTCTTTTTCTTCAGGGGTCATGGTTTCGACGGCGCGCTTAAAGGCGTACTTGATATC